CGCCGAGCTACCAATTTTAAAACCGATACGTGAAAATGAAAAGAGTAAATTTCATTTGCACACACACACAAACACCAGAGCCTGCGTCGAGCTCTGGTGTTTTAATAAACAACGCTAATCAGCGTTGTTCGGCGCAAAATCCCTCTGTGGTTAAAGTATCAACAAAATTTTCAAAAATAAGAAATAATAGCAAGCAACAAGCCTTGTACCAATCTTATTTATCGATTGATCAAAACCGCAAAGACAGAGGGAAAATGAGATTACATTGCTCTAAAGTTTTTGAAACCCAAGAGCAAGTGCCCGAAACAACTGAATCACCTGACCTCACTTTCCTAGATAGAAAAATTGGTGGTGATTCAACTTGCTGGCACAAGATATTAACTAACTACAATCCAACTGATGAACAAGCTGAAGACTTCTTCTTACATATAATAAACGATTCTAGCTTCGGTACGAACGAGCCATTAAGTTTGAGACAAATTTACGAGCAATACACCGCTCAAACTGGCCCAATCAGTAAGCAAAAAGATTGGGACGCGGAGTATTGTAACATATGGATGCACATCACAGAGATGGATAAAGAGGTTATGCACTTACATGAGGTTTACAAAACACCTTTGGTCCCGACTGCTCCAGTCAACAAAAATGAAGTTATAATGAACATGGCACAATTAGTTTTGTACTTCAACCCGAACAATAGGTTCAAAAACACAATGCAAGCCAAGCCGTTAGAAATGGAAAAGAAAGAGAAAGCCGTTCGCAAAGGAATTGACACACGCCATGGACGAGAAGGCTCTAGAGATAGCGTGAACAAGGTTCTATGCAATGTAGGCGAGAAGAAAGTAGGTGTTTTATCCGGCACCAAGTCTTATCTGCTAAAGAACAACTTCTTTTCAAATATGGAATACGCCTTAGACAACGAGGGTGGATCCAGATACAGAGATATGGTTGATAATCACGATACCAGAATAGTTAACAATCACTACGCTAAATCTAATTATGAGTTAGTTAAAACTACTATGCCTAGTAAGAGATTAATTGGAGGAAATTACGAGGATATGGATCACACACAATTTGTAGCAGTGGACACGTCAGTACAGTCGGAAGATAAACAATTTTTAACTGACGTTTCGACTGTTTACGCGTACAACAACTGTGCTGCCGACAAAACTACTGTTTACGGTGAATGTGCGTTAACGTTAGGAAAGCAGCCCTGGTACAGTTTGAACACTAACTTAAACAATAAGAATTTGATAACAACGGAATTCGATATTGGGACATTTTTTGATTACGAATTGATTTATTTCATATGTCCAGTGGTTGGAGTAGACACAGATGGTAAACTTGCAAAGGAAGGCGGCTCTTATGCTTACTACAACAACATGTTGTTGGTAACGTACGGATCAAGTAGCGTCGTTCATTCATATTCTAAGAATGTTGCTAACATAATGAGCGGAAGCAACCATTTAAATGAAGGAGAGCACTCATTAACCGTGTTAGCGCGTAAGAGATTTGATTTCATGCAAGTGATCGTTCTTACACCAGCTAAACTGGAAATTATGCAATTAACCGAAAATGATGAAGCGTGGTTCGAAGTTCCGGTTATAGCACCCACTTTGTTTGGTGCCATTGGCGTGCCTGACATAACGATGAAGAGATACAAGTTGAACAAACCTGCATTGAACAGACTCATAAACAAAAATTTAACAGGGAAAGTCAGTTATGAACTGATGATGGAGTACGCCATGGCGATGTCGTGGTACAGTTACAACAAAAGAGGAGTGGAACTAGCGTCAGAGAAATTTTCAGCGGAAGAACTTAAAGTACATGTTTACGTTTCTAGGGTGTTGGTAACTCTGCAAAAATTGAATGACCAAATTGAAAACTTAATATACAACGATGGTCCAAACAAGTTGTTGATAGCTGCATTTGATGCAATGACGTCCGTAGCCATGGAGTTAACAGATGCTGACTCGCCAAGATCAACCGTAGTTAGGAAGTTCATCAACGCAATAGAAAACCCTATAGTTAGGGCTGGGGTTGGCGCAAAAATGAAAGTTTGGATGTCACTGGATGCATGGACAATGTCCAGACATATAGAAGTTTCAACTTACGACCAGCCATCTGCTTGCAACCATCATCAAGAATGTCTTGAGCCATACACTGGAATAACTTGTTTACATTGTGGTTATAACACTGCTTTGAACGACTCAATATGGTGCAGGTGTTGCTCAGTAACTCTGAACGAATGCTATCATGTCTGCGAGTTTGAGCATTCGGGTGACAATGTCTGTACATGTTGTCACAAGAACCACTCCAACGAAGGAGAATGGTGCGATTGTTGTCTACGGAAATACCCAATTCAAGAAGAAGTGGAAGCTGTAGACCCAGTCAAAACCATAAAATCTGTGGTCAGAGAAAGGAAGAAAGCTAGCAAGCCGGTGAATGAGATAGAAGCTCCGAAAGAGAACAATGCAAAACCTGAACCACACAAACAAAAAGAAGCTGAGAAGTTGCCCTTCACACTCGACCTAAGTTATGCTCAATTGAGACAATCATTACCGGAACATTCGCTGAATCTGTTCATGGGAAGGTCAGAAATTGGTAAGAGATACACTAATGATGAAAAATTGAGTTTGATACCTTTCGTGACCAACAGGCACCCTTTGGCGCTATTGGAGAAGTACGAATTGTATGACGTTAATGATGTGACTGTCGTTGACTGTGGCGTTGACTGCTGTAAATTCTACTTAGGTTTAGAATTTTCAGAGTATAGATTGAAGGCTGTGACAGGCGGGAAAACCAGAGGACTTTCAGCTGACCAGATCGGAAAAATGTTAAACGACGCTGCGCTCAATGCTTGTGTGATAGATGCGTCAGGTCTGAAGTTTTTCAGATGCAATGACGGTGAACAGTTCGCTTGTGTGGTACACACAAGTGCTCTCAAGGACGCTGAATACAAAAACCATTGGTTGGTGTGTAAAGTAAATTTGATCAGTGCAGACAAAAATGAAATGTTTTTATCAAACATGAACACTGTGGTGGATCATAACAATGCCGCTGTTCAATTGTTCAGAAAGTATTACAATTCGCTAAATGATGACGAAAAACTGTTCTGCTGTTACACCCTGGCATCAAAATCGCAAGCATCTATTGTTTCAGGCTTCAACAAATTCGAGTTTACCAAAGAAAGGTTAATGAACAGTGATGAACATGATCCTTCTAAAGGTTTGTACAATTACACGGTTCAAAGTAGACTCGCGAAGTACGCAACGATGTTGGTTGATTCTATGTCGGGATCTATTAACGACGAGCTCAACCAAATTTGGGATATAAACGACGACAATTGCCTGGATGTGTTATATAATACAGAATGCGGATTCAGGGACTGTTGTTACAAGATTGCTCTGATTTTATCTAATCCAGTTGGCCATTGTAGAACGGTCAAAAAATTGGTGAAACGTTCAGGAATGAGAGTGTACATTGAGGTGGATGACGTGAGGTTGAAAAACGGGGATCTTGTGTTCTTTAAACAAGGCGTACAGTATAAACCAACGTTCGTTAAAGTTGTTGCGGGAAAAATAGATGTAGTTTTGACTGATAAGCAGTCTTACTCATACATTGATTTGTTAATTCCTAAAGCTTCAGTGTCATCACTGTTGATGAGAATGTATTCGTACAACGAAGTCAAAGTTGACAAAGATAAATTGATTCAATTGTACAAGACCGGTAAATTCGTTATCGGGCCAGGAGGTTCTGGCAAGTCAACCAGCATAGCCACTTGGAGAAAAGAAGAGCCAACGGTGTCTGCGACTTTCGTGGCGATGACAACTGGCGGTAAAACTTCACTACAATTAAAATTGCCAATAGACGACAATCCTCAATCTTTTGAAAAAGCGTCAATTAGTCACATAAATACTCAATTGGTTGTAGTTGATGAAGCGACATTGATTAGGCCTTGGGAACTAGCTCTAGTAGTTGGACCAATGACCCAGAAGATCATGTTAGCTGGGGATCCGACGCAAATATCTGTTATAGATTTGTATGCTTCAGGAGGCACAAGGATCTCTTTCAACGCAGTCAATTACGCAAAGAAGTATTCTGATGTGCTAACATTGACATCTACTTACCGTATAGGGTCCACTCTAGTTAATGAATTGAAGTTACACAAAGCTATGTCAGACTTGAACTCCTTGGCTAGCCATGATACGACCTTTGACTGCTTATGGATGGAAAAATTCACACCAAACGAGATTAACAAATTGGCAGTGGGTTGTAACGTGATATTGGTGTTTTATGGCGACCAAATAGCTCTAGTAAACAATGCTTTGGACTTTAGGTCGGTCAAAACCGTAACTACAGTGCATAGGTACCAAGGGTTAGAATCTGACGTAGTAATGGTGCTGCAGATGCCGCTTTCCCGACAAGCGGACACTCACAGGCAATTTGGGCATTGCATTAGTGCTGCCACGAGACCTGTTAAGCATTTGAAATGGGTGACTATTGCAGACTTTTCATCTGAAACTCCCTTACATGATAGATTGGGTGGAGATATTGGATCTCTTGAATATCAAGTGATAGAGGGAATCGAGTTACATGATGAAGTACACTCCGCTTTAAATAGTGGAGTGGCGAAGGTTGATATCAAGAAATTTAATCCTGAATTTTTTACAGCCACGGTGACTGAACACACGAAGTTGGTAAACGTTTCTTATGACATAGATGATGACAAGGTTCAAATTAATCTTAAAGCTTTGTTCCATACTGCTACTTATGTGGTTGATTCAGGAGGACGTGTGTCAACCAATGTGCCTGATGAATACGTTAAGGTAGTTGAGGATTTGTTTATCAAGTCGTGTAACGTCGAATGTGATTATGTGGTTAAAAAGAAAGAAAAATACATTTCCATAGCCGGATCTGACGCTTGGATATTGAGAATAGTAGCGTTTGTAATCAAGGTATACACGGCAAACAATTTAACGTACTCAGTCGAACACAATGGCGAAAAATTCAATTTACAGGTCAAACCATCAGAATGTGCCGCTTGTGGAGAAATTAAAGTGTACAAGGGCGATGAGCTGATTGGTGGAGTGACTAGAGACTACGTTTCTTTGAGTGGCAGATTAGCCTGGGGCGAAAGTGCTGAAATGGTTAAAGACATGTTGATCTTGAATAAGGGTGGATTACCTGATTATATAATCGACCCGCAATTGAGTCACGCTATTTTAACGGAACGAGTGAGCACTGCTCTGAAAGACTTTAACACCGCCGTTTCAAGTTCGTTTACTCGGTTTTTGTGGTACAATAAATATGAGAATTCTTTATTGTTTGAGGAAATCAAGAACACCATAGGAGCGAAAATAACAGTAACCAATTGCGACAACATGAGTTTGTATCCTTATTTCAGGAAAACTTTAACCGGTTGGAAGATTAGTAAAATTGGAAATAACAATTCTAGAATAGTTGTTACTAGAAGCAAAGCAAAGAAATTGGAAGCAATTTATGAATGTTTGCTTATACTGCATGAGAGATACAAAGACGACAAAACAGCGAGATACGTGTCGAGGTTTTACATGTCGGCTATTGGAGCTAGAAACGATGAAGACAGAATACCGGGAATGATGGAATCGTTTGATTGGCACAAGTCCAACAAAACAGCGACTTATAGGGATTTGGTTAACAGGCAAGACATGGTAAAGATGAAGTCCGTGAAGTACATGCCTCAAATGACGTATGTTCCAAAGAACGTTTTCACATTTTGCTCTAAATTCACAAACCTGGACATGTTTGCCAGCAACAAGAGGATGACCACCTCTGACCCTTTAGTCTCTGCGGCTGACATGACGTTGGCTAGATTGATTAGAGACACTTACCCAAGTTGTACCGTAAACTTTATAAATCACACGATATACACGAGTTATGTACTAGACTTTGGACTCACTTCACCGTCAAAGGCTACAGGTGAGGTGGCGCACACTTTAAATCAGGACCTGTATCACAACATGTTAACTAATCATGCTGGTCACGTTAAAGTTGACGATCCAATGTATTCGACCTTGTTAAATGAAGTCGAAAAAGGTGGTAAATACACGGGATTACACACGAAACCTGATGTGATAGTAACTGACCCCACTATATTGAACATTGACAACCAGATTTTGTTAGATTGGGTGTATAATGCTAGTGTTGTGTACTTCTGGGTTCCTCTAGAATGTCACAACATCAACAACACTTTAATTTATGCCCACAAGGATTCCAATACACCCTTTGAGTGCAAGAAAGAGTGGCACGATGCTATAGAAAAAGGGTTTAGTTTGAACTTTGACGATGTGAAACTGGGAGTCAAAGTGCATACGTTGAAGACTTTCGACGCAATAAGAGTGTGCATGATTCAGAGAGAAGAGGTTGGATTGTGGGCTGAACCTTGGCTCACTAATGCCCGATATGTGAACATAATGGTACCCAGCTTCATATTTGACCTCGAATCAGTAGTTTCGAGAGGCGCTTTGCTGGAAATGCAATTGGCTACAATCAACATAGACACATTGGAAAATTTGAGGCGTAGACTGTTGAAGCCTGACACTACATTTGATGACTTGTTGGTGCAAGCTAGAACCTTATTGAACACCACACAGTACACTACAAGCATGGTGAGGGGTAAATATGAAGAAAAAGTGCATGAGATGTATCGTACAGCTAAGATCGCTTGGGCAATTCACAACACTGAAAACAAAATGTTCAGTTTGCTGGTTGATCCCAGCTCGATTTTTGACTTGCTGTGCATGCTACCAGCGGTGGCTGCTGCAAAATTCATAGATAAATTCAAGAGCGTGGTTTCACCATACGTTTCCTCGGTGAAAGCTATGATTGATACTTACGAAAAGAAATCTGACATTTTAAAGGTGTTAAGCAAGTTCGTGAATAGTCTAGAAAAATTGAAGCCGTTGCAGTTGGCCCCGACCAAGACGATAGTGAATTCAGCAAATCAAATGTTAACACGCGAATCTAGATGGGTGCCGAAAATCAAGTTATACATTACTAAGAGGATAGGGTTGACTGAAATCAGTTGGGATGACAATTGCCCAACGTGCGACGCCACTATGATCGGCGTTTTAAATAACCACTTTATAAAATCACTGTCAAAGTACCACACCATGGTGCACTCAAGTGATTGTGAACGAGCTGCTGGTAAGACGATCGGTTTTGAAGATACGTGTGACATAAAAGTAGTCACCCCATTGTTAGGTAGGCACGGTTTGCTAATTAGACCTTCGGATCTAGATCTTGTAAAAGGGAAAAACATTGGCATTGACACGGTCAAGCCCAAGCTATATGTCAATTGCAAGTTGATTTTAACTGAAGTTAACATCGTTACAAAGATCTCAGTAGCGTACAGCAAGAATTGCATGATTAAGATAGTAAATGACGTCGACACTAGTGAACTATTCACTTCTACAGGGGGAGGATCCGTTTTAATAACTGAGGATAACCAAAGATTAAGTGCATCCACAGTGTTTGATGTTAGCTCGCAAGACGCTTGGATCAATTCTTGCGGTTTATCTTATAACACTAGAGGATGGAACGTTACGATGGGAGAAATTCTGAGTTACAACAGGTTCAAATTGGGACGGCAACTGGAGCCGATGGAATTGATTAACACTATCGACGCAATTGATTCAGGATATCTGACAAGTTTAGGATTTGTAAGCAATGGCAAGTTGTTACAGAAATTAAGCAATTGTGACGCAAGCGTGGTACTTGGTGAAGCGTATGTTGACGTCGACACAGGTTACTTGATTTCCGACATTGCAGCTTATTCAGGTGTCAGAATCGATTTGTCTTCCAATTATGCTAAAAGCGCACGTGAATCGATCTATGGTAGACAATTCGCAAAGCTGGATTGTTTGGAGTTTGACTTTGTTGAGGACATGCAAGTTGAGACGAAGTTCAAGTTTAAAAACGGATATGATTACGAATGTTTAAACGAGCCACAACACGTTGTGTCCAGCACTTCGGTCCTGTTGATGAATAGAACTTGTGAATGCGGATCCAACGTCATTGTGACTGGAGGACCAATACATCCTAGAGACGTAAAGTTGGCAATATTATCCCACACTACCAGTTATGACAAAGGAGTGTATCACCTCAATTTAGATACTCTGATAACGGACAAATACTTAAGCGTCAAAATTGACAGGCCAATTGATACAGTGTCCGTCACTTCCAGTTTAGATACGAATTTGGAGGACGTTTCGGCTCAAAATGAGGATCACTCGAAAGATGAAGTTCTAAATAGTGAAGAAGTTACCAAATGGTTTGACACTTGCGATGAGAATGGCATAAAACCGTTAGCAAAGATGTCAGATTTAAGAACTGAATACGTAATATACACAAGCGATGGAACGTTCCCTATAAACGATGAAGACATGTTGGCTTCAATGTCAGCTACGGTAACAAAAACCCGAGTGTCAGCATACCATGACTCGACCAAAGACGAGTGGGTGTATAGAAATGTTAACGTTTATGAAGTTGACAACTCAATAAAACATCCATTTGAAGATTTACCCAAAGTTGACTATGTCGCAAAAGATCTAGAACTTGCAGAATGTCTAGGAGGGGAGATGAACGATGTGGTCGGAAGGTATAAGAAAGAAGCTGAGGAAATGAAGGTTCACGCGTCCAGTTGCGATGACGACAATTGCAAGTACAAAAATTCCAAAGGAAAACATTTATTCTCTAGTTGTGACGAAAACTGTTTGACTCACCACTCAATAGAATGTGAGATGAAGAGAGAGGTTAGGGCATCGTCAAAACTGTTGGATGATAACGGTGGGGCAGGAACGAAAATCATCGCTGATTTGGCACACAAAGAAGGAGTTTTATTAGGGAGGCACATGGTTAATACACCTTGTGTCAGAGACGTGAACACGTTCACAACTGACGACGATAAATCGATGATTGAAACGATGTTAACGAGTGTAAGAATGAAATTAATTGATGTGGCAAACACTCAAGCTCTTGAAATTGAAGGCACAATAGCAGGCGACCCTCAATATTCTCTACGCAACATGGATGATTCAAAAGTGTACGATTACAAATTCCGATTTGTACACTTGTATAGTGCAGAAGCTGATGCTACTGCAGAATCACATGAAGCCGGTAAGCGCTTAATTGAATTCAATATTAACTTGCCAGAGCATAAGAGAAAGAGAGACGAATCTTACAAGTATAACTTAATGGCTTATCGAAAGAATAACGTGTTTGAAGAAATCAACGTTCCTGAACACGCGCAACGAGTTTGGGTTTCCGAACCAGCAGTTGGTGACTTCAGTGACGTTGAAATGAATAAATCAAGAATTTTGAGTAAACCCTCGTACTACAAAAGATTGAACCTGGACGGAAAAATCATGGATAGAAAGTATTATTATGAAAGTACAAACTTTAAGAAAGTATTGTTTAAGGTGCTCGACGTCGTGGATCGAACAAACAATCTTTGTGTAAATATTCTCAAAGCTAGACAAATGAGAGAAAGTCCCAAGGATAGATTGTCCAACAGATTGATTCAAGCTGAAACAGCTAGACCCCAACTAGAAGTAGGTTTAGTTTACAATAGCGCAGTAGAAGTTAAATCAACGTCTGGAACGACCATTCCATCTAAAGATCAGTGGGTATTGCACTTGAAAGATTGGCATTGGTTGAGAAATAGCAGTCTGAACTGGGATGAACGGTACTCCATCGAAATCAATTGTAGACATTGGACTCTAGGTGAGATGTTAGATTACCTTTACTACGACGAAAAAGGACCAGTAATTAACAAAATGAAAGGTACTTCATACCAATGGCTCAATCACATTAATGCATTATATTGCAAGCCGTGGACGAGTGTGGAAGTGCCGGAAACGACGAATAAGTGGACGAAGAAATCAAATGGCAAATTCTATGATCAGACTGGACCGTTACACGCGGAGTTGTTCACCATTCCTTTAAGCGCTTTGTGGCCGAAAGGTACATTTTTGAGAGTTGAAGGTATGAAATTTTCGAGAGACACGTTAAAACTCGTGGATTATGGAGCGAGATACAACGCTTGGTGTTTGTTGCACATGATAGCGACAATGACCAAAAACATTTGGATACCTATAAGTGCTCCATCAGATTTCGTGACTGCAATGCCAGTGATAAGAGGAATGAACTGTTGCAGTGACACACAACCGTATGATTACTCAAAACAAGAACCAAACAGACCAATGAACCCAGAGCATGTGCTCAAGAATCTACCAAAAAAGCAAAGGACCAGCTGGAGTCCAGAAATGTGCACTTTGAGAAGCGTGTACATTCAAATAGCAGTATCACGGGATGGCGATTGGAGTTATGGACTGTGCCAAAACGCATACAACAACTTTAGACCATATATAGCTGCAGCGAAACATGGTTTGGAGCAAAAATTAATCACCCCTTCTTTACCGTTAGTGAGGGCTATTCCACACTTGCCAAATTGGTCAGGACACACTTTAACTTGGCCAGGCACCTATGACAAGTCTTGGCAATTAGGAGGTGCACCTTTCAGTCCCAATACCGGTGCAGTTGTTTTGCCACCAAACACGAAAATCAATTACCCAATAACTCAGGAAATGGCGAAACGTGCCGGATACTTGCACGTGAGTGATGCTGAATCTTCGTTGAATGAGTACTACCAGGTTGTTAAAGAAAAATCTAAGGGACATTTTGACACTAGGCGAGCTCATAGACACACACCATGGTCAGAGAGATTCCCTTGCGGACACACTAAATCCAACATGTTCAACAAGTGCAGGCATGATGTGCTACCTTTAATGTTTAGTGACTATCAAGATCAAAAAGGTTTGGATATAGAACCAATGGTCAATGACTCTACGGAATTAATAGTTGCTTTAAATTACAATGGCAGAAAGTTTGACGGAACAGAAGTGTCATGGTTTGAAACTTATATGGGTTTCAATTTAAACAAAGCAAACGGCTTAAACACATTATTGATTATGGAAAGGCAAGATTCCGAAAGTAGAAGTCGGAATGTGAAAGGGAAAAATGACAGCACAGATGACAACGATGAGGAAAGTGAAGACAATGGGGAAGAGTTCGGAGAAAAAGGTCAGGAAGACGATGCTTACGACACAGCAAATGAAGACAATGACAGTCTCGATGGTGAGTCAGACAAAACCGAACAACCAAGAAAAACAAGTGAGGAGCAGGAGAGCGTTTTATCCCCGAGTGCCCAAACATACGTTGAAGCAATGCGACAAAGATTGAATGACTTGTTTCCAAATAAACGAGCCATGGGGAGTCTTGGGGAATGGCTGCCTATCAATGAATTTGAACAGAGAATAGAACACAACGCACAAACTACCGGACTTAAGTTAACTGGCAGAGATGAGATAGACTTTTTCATAAAATTAATCGGAAATGATACAAAAAAGAGTGATCTAGATGTAATGTTAGACATTGAATTGAGGAAATTTGTAGACAAGCCTGAAAAGTACACGTACAATCCTTTGTTAGGTGGAAGAAATAACAAAAGATTAGCTCTGGGAAGAGATTTACTGGAAATGGAGAATTGTCATAGTGTTAGCAAAATTTATAACAATTGCCCTAAGCTAGCTGAAGCGCATTACGATTTTCTCAAGAATTTACAAAGTAAAGTTGACGGATTGAATATTCAAGAGCATGAATTAGTGCATTGGTACAGTTTGTGCCCAGGAATTGCAATGAGAAGCCCAGCTAAGTTGCCAGGAAGACATATCCACATAGGAATTAGTGACCGGAAAATCACAGATTTGGGCTTTGAAACTCTGGAACTGGGTTCCGATCCTGGACGTTTTGGAGCATGCTTAAGAGTGATATGTGCACTGTTAGCAAATGTTCAATGTACGCACTTTTTCCATTCAGGAAGACCCAATTTACATGTTTTGTTTGCAGAGATGGTGATTGGAGAAATATTAGACGATATAACGGTGAACACGGTTGTGGCTCCTTTCTCAACATGTGGTCCATTTTTAGATGGTATGGTGTTAGTTGACACTTTTAAGGCGAAAGACGCAGCGAGATACATATCTCAAAACATTTGGTATCGTGAAATTTACGGCATAGACGAGAAAGAATTCACCATTTTTGGAATTAAAGAATGTTGGTATTTAGGCGATTCAGGGGCGTGGTATAGCAATATGAACGTGAACAAGCTGTACAAGTCATGGGCTAAAGGCATAAACATGCACTTGATATCTGGACAAATAAGGGGTAAGTTCCCGTACGGAATGGACAAGGTAATACAGGCCAGTAGCGGAAAAACAGACCAAAAACTAGTAAACAAGTTGGACCCAAATACATTGAAAGAAGAAACCAGAGGAAAAGAACCCTTGATTACAACAACTAAAACCGATTCGCACATTGATAAAACAATACAGCAAGTGCAGGTGGAGGTTGATGAGAGCATGAGTGAAATTGTTCCTGTTATAGGAGGTGTTGACTTCCACAACATCTTGTTCGGTGAACCCAATTCCAACACGAGTTTAGAAGAATACAAATTCACTGATAACAAAGTGATGGAGACTTTACACAATCCACAGGTTACTAGAGATTGTCCATTTAAGGCTATAGAATGGGCATTGAAATATGTTGTAAAGCTTAAGTTTACATCCACCGTTTTGCGATCAGTGTTAAAGTTCAAAGATTTCATGAACGACGATGAGATAATATCCAGATTAAAGTTGATAGGTCACTCATTCACGTATTCTGGGTCAAGCAAATCAGTGATGTTTAGTTGTAAAAATAATTTAGGTGAAGTGGAAAAACCATTCAATTTGTATGTAACTTCTGATCAAATTGGAAGAACGCACTTGACAGTAGTAAAAATGGCTTACCGCGCCTTACCGCTGAACAAAGAATGGTCAACGTTTGAACCTTTAGCTGAAAAGATGAATCCTATAGAACCAACAGAATCCACTCTCATGGAAATGGAGGCAATGATGATGGGAGTGTTACCAGCTACTGGTCCTATGAAAGAACAATTACAAAACGTGAACTTTAGAATGAACGGAAATGTAGCAAGAATTATGGAAAGATCTGAGTCAGTTATTGAAACTAGAGCGTCGAGAGCAGAAGGAAAATGGTTATGGGTGTCGAATTTAAGCCCCGGGAAAGTGTATTTATTCCAAAACAAGTTAAACAGATTCGAGCCCAGAATAGTGATGAATTCTCAGACAGGAACATTCATTAGAGGTGGCGTTGATCAAAGAGTAGCAATTGACATGGGAACGCGACTATGGTCAACAGGCAATGAAATGTCGCGAACTATTAGGAGTGAAGCTAGTATTGGGTTTTTGAATGCGGCGTCAAAAATTTTTGCCAATGATATAGCTCACGAATTGGCGGCTTGGCCGATTGACAGAGAAGCCAACTTAATTTTGTTTTCGGACTTTGACAACAGGAACCATCATCATGCGGATGACGCAGATTTGTTGAGGAGAACTAGAGTTGGCAACATTAGAATAATTTGCAGAAAAGAAGACAACATGACTTGGGGAGTGAAAATGCTAGAGGCACTGTACAAGTCGGGACCGGTGAGACTAGCTGTCAGACAGGGAATTCCGTATATTACTTGTCTTGTTAAGACTCCTTGGATACAAAAATTGTACGAAGGTTTGGACGAACAGTCTATTTTGTATGAAGACATGGTGGAAATGGTCACGAAGTTTGACAAAGTTAATTTGGAGAAGAGTGGTAACGATTTCATGCCAGTAGTGCAAAGATTGTTTTCAAAGTTCAAAAGAAAATACAACTTTGGCGGACCAGGACAACCGATCACACATAAATTGACGGGAGCGGAATTAACCAAGGATTTAATGTCCTTCGGTGCTGGCGATCACAAATTTAAAATCGAAGAGTTCACTCACTATGAATTAAGTGTTGAGAGGAACACAACTCCCGTATACTTGAGTGGTTGGATTGACAATGAACATTATGATCCAAAAAGTTGGAGTCACATGGTGGTGTCGGCTGTGGGCTATGGAAAGGAATTAGATGAGACGAACACCGTAGACGAATTGCAAGGTGAGTTTAAGGGGTTCACTGCCGTAGCGGCTGAATACAACAAAGTCGCCAACAGTAGCACAAAGTTGCAAGAAATCAGCGATGAATCAATGGCGAACATAGTTTCGCTAAACACAATGAACACGATGAGGTTGGAAGACAATAGTGATTCTTACAAGTTGTACACGAGTACAAGCAAAGCTCCTGATGTCATATTGGTTGGTTTTTCAGCTGCAAATGACGCCATAAATGGAGATGTTGTAGAAGAGCAAGTACACCCAAACATGATGGATTATTACGATGATGAGACTCACATGTTAGATAGTGGAATACCTCTTCCGAACAAAAACATTAGGTTGGTGCACAACGGTGAATTTTCTGGAATTAAGAATGTGGCAAAGGCATCAATGGTGCAATACCCGACGCACTCACAAAGTGCTTACATTGGTTCTTACAGAGGAGGACTCAAGGCTGTAAGTGAATTGTACGGTAGTAAACTAGAATTGAGGCAAGTCGAGCACGATGCCAGACAAGATTGCAGATTGTTTGAAGAAACGTACTTTATTAACGGCTCAACAAATGCATTACCGGAAATAAACATAGATTACAACACAGTGTTGGATTGGTTAAAAGAAAGGCCCGACAGCGAAAAGATCCTCAAAGACTTTGACGAGGTGATATCTGGGGGACTTGACATTGTGGGAATGGACAAGGTAAACATACACGAAAAATTGGAAAGTAGAATGAAGGATGTGCTTATGGAAGATTTCGAAAAAGGAACTAACATGCCTGAAACGCTAGAAGAGCAAAGAAACAGGTTAATAGCGTGGCAAAGAAAAGGGATTACAATGATATTTGCAAGTTTCTTCAAGCAAGTCAAAGATCACCTTAAGAGATGTCTACGTAAAGAAATAGTGTATGTGGACGGAATGACACCTCCACAAATTTGTGCGTTATTGAATCAAATTGATGGTACGGACATTACATTTGCGGAGGATGACTTAAAGAAACAAGACAGACAGACTGACCACACATTATTGGACACTGAAATGGAAATATACAAAAGATTGGGAGCCAACCCAAGAATAGTAGACATGTGGCGCACCGTGCACAACAAATGGAGGGGTAAAGGTATAGGTATCAAATTTGTAAGCGATGCCAGTAGACACACAGGTCAAGCAACGACAGCAATTGGCAACGCGATTGTGAATTTGATTGTAAAACAGAGGTTGGTCAAACGATTAGGGAAAAAGCTCAAACTAATGTTGATATTGGGTGATGACAATATCATTTTAACAGAAGGAAAAATTACGGAGTCTGAAATATCATTAAATAGTGCAAGACATTATAATATGCAAAGTGATCCATCAGTGAGGAAAGATTATGGAACGTTTTTGCGAATGATGATCTACAGAAGGAAAGACGGAATGTTAGAGTGCGGACCAGACGTAGTAAGGTTGTGCAGAAGATTTCAAGTGTTGAATGGAGTGAGTGAACAAACCGATGAAAATGTAAAAATGCGAACCATTTCGTATTGTTGTATGTTAGGAGATAACCAATACACGAGAAAGATAATTAGTGATATAGGGAAGGACGTAAAATTGCAATCATGGTTTGACATGGGCTCTCTAATGGAAGTAACGGCAGGAAAGTATCAGACAACGGTGGAAAAAATAGAAGGAGTGTACGGATGGTTGTTAAAAATGATGAGGGAGCGAGAAGTCGTGATTCGCTATAAATTAGTACCAGTCGAAAAGAGACAATAAATAGTGTGTGTGTGCCCCCCCCCCTG